GCGCGGAGTATCCTGGGCGCATTGATTTCTCAATGTAGCCACCATTACCGTTCAGTCCCCATAGGGCGGCTGAATACATCTTAAGGAAGAAGTTCGTCTCTACTGGTGATAGAGCAACTAACATCTTCCAGATGCTAACGGCGTCAGAAGACCGAGAGAATGCACGAATCATTGCTCTCGAATGCGGGTCCTTGATACCCGAGGGTTTCTCCGGGAAAGAGGTCTGTTTCCAGGACTCCTCAATGTCCCGGTCAGGCATTCCCCACACCCAATCATGTCCCAAGAAATGGGGCCAGTCGCGTCCTGAATAGCCAACGCGAGTTTTCTGTACATTCATAACGAGGTTAAGGTCGGTGAGAACATCGGCCAACTTCGATAGAGGAACGTTCACGGAATGACCGACAATCGAGTCGTCACCCAGAACCAGAATATGATCGGGGTCCAACGGTTGTCCGTGAGTCACGAGCCACGCATACGTGATGGCAAGATAGTTAACGATACTATCCACCATAGAGGTAAAGTACGAACCACTTGGTACACCACGATGCTTTTGCCAAACAATACCATTAGGCATCATAATTGGCGTGTGGATGAAGTAATCAACCACTTTGTCCCATGACTTTTGCTCGTCTTCAGTAAACGTTCGGAAATGGGTCTTTAAGACACCAAAAGCGAACGAAACGAGCTCAGGCGGGATAGACGAGTCGAAGCCGGAGAAATCAAGGGAATAAAATACTCCAGCATTTCGAATCGCTAACATCCTCGTACCGATCTGACTCTTGTAGAGGCCGAGAGTCATCGGATTACTCCGAAGCTTGTACCTCTCAAGAAGAAGAGGTGCGAACCTTGCTTCAAGCAAGAACTGGGACTGAGGATACCCCCACACCAAGCGAGTCTTAGGACCCATGGGGTTACCTTTATTGTCTTTCCCTCCGTGCTGAACACGGTGGTAAGCAATGCAGGGCTCAGCCAGCCGGCTTCCGGAAGCGATTTTCATCGCCCTTTCCAGATCGTTATCAAAGGCCTCACCCTTTGAAACGCATTCTGGTAGGCCTGAACTTTTGTCCAGCCAGATCCATTCACGGATACTGGGATCCAAGCTGAGGGGCTCAAGATCACCTTCGAGGTTGCCGAACGCCTTCAACGTCATCGCCTTAGCCTTCGTGAGGGCCACTTGGTCTGGCGTGAAGTTAGTCGACGTACCGTAACGCGCGATAGCAGTCACCAGAGCCTGCGGATCGTACGCACTTTTATTGTCGACATCGGGATTGAATGTGAAACCCTGCTTCTTAGCAGCGTTAAGGATTTCATATTCAACGAGGACATGCCCAGGGCGTTGGATATACGCCAGGGTCCTCAGCGCCTTAGCATTGGACTTACGGATGTAGAACCGCCCAAGCCTTGACAACTGAGTTTCCAAAAGCGAGGAGTCGTCATAACCGTCCACCTGGATGGCGTCGGAATGAACACGACTGCTTCTGGCAAGTTCGGTCATCGCTCCGAACCTTCCTATTCACTTGCGCGGGCGTCACGCAAACCGAGTCTCCGACTAGGTCTGGTCTTTCCAGATAGCACCCATAGGGCATCACAACAATACAACAGCAGTTTGATAACAGGGACTGTTGGAGCAGGGTGTTGTGATGGAAAATTTCACCTTCGAGTCATAGACTTGAAGTCGGTACCTCATAG